ACCCCTGCGCTCGGCTCGCGCACACAGCCGCGAATAATCCCGTTTTCTTGCCGCGTGAACTACGATGATGAAACACGATGTGGAGTAGCGATGGGTGGTAAAGGTTCAGGAAGAAGGCCGAAGCCGATTGAGCAGAAACGCCGAATCGGTAATCCCGGCAAACGCGCTCTTCCGCGTGAGAACGCAGAAGTGATTGTCCTTCCCTTCAGGGAAGTGCCCGAACCGCATAGGCCGATTGCGACTGCGTTCGGACGCAGGATGTGGGATGCCGTTTGGAACGCTGGCGCGGCGTGGCTCAAACCGCATATGGATGCGGAGATAGTTCTGATGGCGTGTGAGGCGATAGATGAGCGCGTTCAGTTGAGGAATCAGGTTATGCTGAACCCCGGCTCGTGGCGCGAGAGAAGAGGGTTGCGTGAACTTGATAGGCAGATTGCTTCGTTGCTCGGACAGATTGGGTTCTCCCCGACTGACCGGGCGAATCTAGGATTGGGCGAGAGTAAGAACAGTGACCTCCACGAAATCCGCGCCAGAATTCAAGCAAAGAGGAATCAAGCCTAAGAGCGCGTGGGAACCTGCGTTCTACACTCAGCGCCGCTACAAGCAGACTGATGGCGATGAGATAATCAAGTTCGCGGAGAATCACTTCCGCGTCTTGAAGGGATTCCGCGCCGGGAATCCGCTTGAGTTCACTGATTGGCAGAAGTGGCTTCTACGCGGCCTGTTTGAGCGTAATGATGCTGGGCGATTGAGGTATCGCCGCGCTCTGATTGGCTTGCCGCGTAAGCAAGGGAAGTCGCTGATGGGTTCAGCGATAGCGGTCTACTCAATGATTGCTGGCGAGCCGGGCGCTGAGGTGTATGCGGTGGCAGGCGATAGACAGCAGGCGCGAATCATCTTCAACGAGGCGCGTCAGCAGGTTCAGAACTCTGAGATGTTGTCTCAGGTGACGAAGGTGTATCGGGATGCTTTGGAGATGCCAGCGTTCGGTTCCGTGTTCCGCGTCTTGTCGTCGGAGTTCAAGTCTCAGGCAGGCCTCAACCCTTCAACAGTTCTGTTTGACGAGTTGTGGAATCAAGGCGATAGTGAACTGTTTGACCAGATGACTCTCGGTTCTGGCGCTCGCCTTGAGCCGTTGGTGTTGAGCATCACGACAGCAGGCTTCAACCTTGATTCGCTGGCCGGGCGGTTGTATCACTATGGGAAGCAGTGCGCGTCTGGTGAGGTTGATGATGAGTCGTTCGGGTTCTGGTGGTGGGAGGCCGCCGCCGACTGCGACATCAACGACAGGAAGCAGTGGCATCGCGCCAACCCGAACATCGCGGAAGGCTTGCTTGACCCTGAAGATATGGCGACCGCCACGAAGCAGACCACCGAATCAGCGTTCCGACGCTGGCGCTTGAATCAGTGGGTACGAACGCAGGAGTCGTGGCTACCTGTCGGCGCTTGGGAGCGTTGCGTCAGCGACCTTGACCTAGACCTTCAACAGCCTGTTTGGGTGGGGATTGATATGGCGTTGAAGCACGACAGTATCGCGGTCGTAATCGCGCAACCTCAAGATGACCGGGTGGTGGTGCGTTCTAAGATTTGGCAACCGAAGGATGAGGGAGTGGATGTCTCAGAGGTTGAGGCCTATCTGCGTCAGGTTCACCAGACCTATCAGGTGGCGGAGTTCGCGTTTGACCCGGCCTACTTTCAGCGTTCAGCAGAGGCTCTCGTTGATGATGGCCTACCGATGGTGGAGTTCCCTCAGTCAGGTCAGCGAATGGTGCCAGCCTGCGGCCAGACCTACGAACTGATTGTTCAAGGGAAGGTTGCGCACGATGGCTTACCGACCTTTACTGACCAAGTGTTGTCGGCCGCACAACGTATGACTGATTCAGGTTGGCGCTTGAGCAAAGGTAAGAGCCGCCGCAAGATTGACGCTTGTATCGCGATGGTGATGGCGGTAGACCGGGCGACTCGTAGGCAGAAAGTCGTTGATGGCCCTAGTGTGGTGGATGTATGGGGATGAAACAGTTCTTCAATAGGCAGACATTCAGCACCGTTCTTGAGTTGATAGGCGCGAGTTTGGTCGTGATTGGTGTATCATCGTTCTCTGTCGCGGCGGCATTTGTCGTCGCTGGCATCGCATTGGTCGGGATTGGATACCTACTCGGATGAGCCTCTTCAAGAGAAATGAACAGCGCGCACTGCCGACGAGCATTGACCCATACCAGATAACGGCTCGCCCACTCTTCAATAACTACTCAGGTGAGATTGTCACCGAGAATACGGCGTTCGCGCAGTCGGCTTTGATGGCGGCTGTGACGCTTCTGGCTGACGCTATCGCCGTGATGCCGCTTGAACTGACTCGTGAGCGCGCAGGTCGCGTTGAGCAACTACCGACACCATCAGTCTTGATGAAGCCGAATGAGTATCAGACGATGTTCGACTTCATTCACCAGACAGTCTTGATGCTGGCGCTTCACGGTTCCGCGTACATCTACGCGCCACGCCGACCCGGCGAACTACCGCCTGAAATGCGGAATGTTCACCCGAATCAAATCAAGGGTTACACCGATGTTGAAAACGGTTCCGTCTACTACCAGATTGGTGAACAGAAGTATTCGCCTGCCGAGATACGCGCAATCCATTGGGTTCTGTTCCCCGGCAAGACTCGCGGCCTATCCCCACTTGAGGTTCAACGCAACACAATCGGTATGGGAATCGCGATGGACAGGTTCCTCGCGCAGTTCTACGGCGAAGGCGCAACGCCATCATCAGTGCTTGAAACCGAACAGCAACTCACGCCACAGGCCGCAGACCTTCTACGGCAGACTTGGGAAGATTCCCACATCAAGCGCCGAAGGCCAGCCGTTCTCTCTGGCGGATTGAAGTGGCGTAGCGTCACCGTCAGCGCGTCTGATATGCAGATGATTCAGCACCGCGAGAGCATCATCCGCGATATCGCTCGCGCCTACCGTATTCCGTTGAACTTCATCCTCGGTTCAGGTGGCGACTCGCAGACCTATCAGAATGTTGAACAGGCTGGCATCAACTTCGTGCGATACACGCTTCTTCCTTGGATGCGTCGCATTGAAGATGCCATAAGTGAAATGCTTCCCTTGACGCAGAAGGTTCGCTTCAACGCGGATGAGTTTATGCGCGCAGATTTGATGACTCGCGTGAACGCGCAACGCACACAGATTCTTTCAGGTACGCTCTCACCAAATGAGGCTCGCCAAGAAGAGAACCGTGAGCCATACGAAGGCGGAGATGTGTTCGTGAATCCTTCCACGACGCCGCCTGCTGGTACTGACGCTGAGCCGCCGCAACGATGAGAGCGTATGTCACGACCGTTACTGATGCGGTGACCTTGCTGGTGGACAGCGACAACAAGAACCGTACCGTGTACTTGAATGTCGTCGGCAACAAGATTCTGGCCATCGGCGGCTCAAGCGTCACCTACGCGACCGGGTTGCTCATTGCGAAACACGCCGCACCACTTGAAATCTTCGTGCCAACAGGGGAACGCATTTATGCTCGGTGTGATACAGGCGAAACAGATGATGTCAGAGTTCTGACTCCTGATGCGGATTAGTGATGCCGTACACGATTACGGATTCAGCAGATGGCTGTTCAGGTTGGGCGGTCGTCAAAGAGGGAAGTAACACGCCGATACCGGGCGGATGCCACAAGAACCGAGCAGATGCCCTTGCTCATATGGTCGCGGTAGGAGCCGCCTATCAAAGTGGGGAAGAAGATGATGAGGTAGAAGAACCTGAAGAAGAAGGTATGGAGTATGAGTCGCGTCAGTTGAACCTTGTTGCGCCGGGCTTTATGCGAGCGTCGGCTAGGCGCGGCCTCGCGTTACACGAAGAAGGCGAAAGCGGTGGCGGTCTAAGGCCGCAGACCGTTGAGGATGCGCGGAAGATGGCGAATGGTGACGCACTCTCGGAACAGAAGTGGCGGAAGATTGGTCCTTGGATTGCTCGGCACATCGTTGATTTGGATGCGGTTCAGGGTGATGAGATTACGCCGGGTCTGGTGGCGATGTTGTTGTGGGGTGGCGGTAGTAGCAAGGCTTCGGCTCGTCGCGCTCAGCAGTACGCGGAACGGTTGGTGGCTCGGCTTGATGAAGAGAAGCGATTCAATCCTGAACAGCCTCGCGATGATGACGGAAAGTTCAGTTCTGATGGTGGTGGAGGAAGTGAAGGAAATGCGCCACCACGAGACAAGTATGGATTGCCAACAATCAATGACGACAAGGCCAATGAAGTAGCGCAAATAATTCGCACGAAGAAAGACAGATTCGCTGAACAAGGTGGCTCGGTTGAAGGGATTGACGAAGAAGGTGTTGAAGATGCTATGGAAAGCGCGAGAACAGTGTTGGCGGCACAGAAGAGTAGCGACTTGACTATTGACCAACAAGGCGCATTAGAACGAGGCCACAAGATGACGCAAGCGGCGCTGAGTGCTAATCAAGTGGACAACATCGTGGTAGTTGCTAGGGATGGTGAGGGTCGTGTTGCTGGCGCTGTACAGTTCTCGGCACAAAAGATAGACCCTGATACAGGCATTGAGGTTGATGAGGCTGGTGATTACTTGAAGATTGAACACTTGGGTTCGCTTGGAACGGTTGATGGTGTGGGAAGTGCTTTGACTCGTGTTGTGTTCAATGAGGCCGCTGGTCGCGGAGTCGGTGTCGTTCTTGAACCTTGGGGTGATAAGGCGAAGTCGTTCTGGGAAGGAATGGGATTCAAGCAGTTGCCCGGCGCTTCGGGGATGTATTTGACTGCGGATTCCACGCGCAAGATTTCAGACAGGTTAGGTGAATGATGGCTACGCCTTCTATCTTGTCGCTTGATGAACTTGATGAAGTAATCGTGCCACTCAAAGATGAAAAGCGTTATGACCCGAATCAGCCGCGTGATGAAGATGGCAAGTTCGGTTCAGGTAGCGGAAGTGGCGCTGATGACGAAGAGTTTGAAGAAGATTTCAACACAATGATGTTGCCCGATGATGGTGATGACACACCTGATGAGTGGCTAGATGTTGAGGCTGGCACAGGTGATTCAGCAAGGATTGATGAGAGCAAGGTTATTGACCGACAATACGACTATGTTCAAGACCTACCAGAGGAACGCCTTGAGGCTGTTCTCGCGTACACAGGTTCCGACTTTCAGAACATCAATGAGTATATGCGTGAAGGCCGTTTTACTGACCCAGACGATGCGCTAGAAGAACAGATTCAGCGCTTACAAGAAACGATTGAAGACGCACCAGTCTTACCGAACGCACAACTCGTTTATCGTGGCGCGAGCCTGCAGACCTTCGGTGTGGACAGTATTGAGGAACTAGAACTCAAAGTTGGTGAGTCCTTTCAGGATGATGGGTTCATCAGCACAACTTTCAGACAGGAAACGGCTGAGGACTTCGCGGACGCGCCCGACGAAGTAGTTATGGAAGTGCGCCTACCAGCAAGAACGAGTGGCCTAGCGGTCGGCAATATCTCTGAGAATTATCAAGAATCTGAGTTGATTCTCTTGCCGGGTCAAATGCGACTTGTCGGCATCAGAGATGAACGCCATATTGTCGTAGAGTACGAGGGCGATTGAGCATCAACTCGGCTAGTCTGTTAGGCTCACACTATGCGTAAGGACAAGTTCGTTTATGCGAAAGGCACGAAGTTGAAGTCTGTCGGCAAGGCGAAGCGTTCTGATGATGAAGGTCTTGAGCGTCGTCACGCAGGTTGGGTTACACGCGAACATCAGGGTCGCGCTGTCGCGTACACAAACCTTGAAGTACGCGCTTACGAAGATAAGAATGTGTTGAGTGGCTACGCGGCTGTCTTTGATTCGCCTTCTGAGCCGATGCCATTCATTGAGTTCGTTCGTCGCGGCGCATTCGCTAAGACGCTGAATGATGGCGCTGATGTCCGTCTATTGATTGACCACGAAGGTGTGCCACTTGCGCGCACGAAGTCAGGAACGATGTCGCTTGAAGAAGATGAGCGCGGCCTCAAGGTTGAAGCAGAACTTGACCCGGCGAACCCTGACGCGATGCGCGTCCTGTCGGCGATGCGCCGAGGCGATATGAGCCAGATGAGTTTCGCGTTCAGAACAATCAAAGATTCTTGGTCTAATGACCGTTCCGTGAGGGAACTCAAAGAGGTTCAACTTTACGATGTTTCAATCGTTACCTTCCCGGCCTACGAGGAGACTGTGGCCGAGTTGCGAAGCCGTAATCAAACGGCTATCGTAGATGTCGCTAATAGTCTGTTGATTCGTAAGAATCAGTTGGCGATAGCGAAACATAAGCAGTCGGAGCGAAGCCGCTAACACACTTCAAGCCACCACTGTCCAAAGCAACTACTCACCGGGAGATACCCAAATGAAGTATTCGGACACACTCAAAGAGAAGCGTTCGGCTCTGCTCGCAGACGCCGATGGCTTCGTCGCCGCCGCACAGACGGAGAAGCGCGACCTGACCGCCGACGAGGACAAGGCAATCGCCGCCAAGTTGGATGAAGTGCGCGACCTTGATGAGCAAATCAAGCGCCACGAAGAGTTGGAAGAGCGTCAGGCCAAAGCGGCCGAGGCTCGCGCCGCCACCAAGATTGAGTCGGCTGTGACCTCGGTGAAGGCCGAGCCGCGCACCTACTCGGCAGACAGCAAGCACTCGTTCGTGCGTGACGCTTACGCGGCACAGTTCAACGGTGACTTTGAGGCTCGTGAGCGTCTCTCGCGCCATATGGCCGAAGAGCGCGTAGAGCGTCGTGATGTGACCAGCGCAAACTTCGCTGGCCTCGTCGTGCCGCAGTACCTCACCGACCTCGCCGCACCGTTCGCTCGCGCTGGCAGGCCTCTCGCTGATGCCGCTCGCAAGCACGCTCTCCCGGCTTCGGGTCTGACCCTCAACATCTCGCGCGTCACGACAGGTTCGTCGGTCGCCGCGCAGACTGAAGGTGCGGCCGTGTCCGAGACCAATATGGACGACACGCTCTTGACGATTGATGTCAAGACCTACGCAGGTCAGCAGAATGTATCGCGTCAGGCTCTTGAGCGCGGCACCGGGGTTGATGCCCTCGTGATGGCAGACCTCGTCTCGGCGTACCACACCACGCTTGATGCGGCGGTCGTGGACGAAGTCAAAGTTGGCAACGGCAACACCGTGACCTACACGGATGCCTCCCCGACCGTTGGCGAGTTCTATCCGAAACTGTTGGATGCCATCCAGAAGATTCAGACCTCGTTCTTCGCTGGTCCGAACATCATCGTGATGCACCCTCGTCGTCTCGCGTGGATTCTCGCCGCGCTTGACAGCAGCAACCGCCCACTCGCGGTTCCGACGCCGAATGGCCCATTCAACGCAGTCGCGACTGGCTCTTCCTCGGTCGTCTACGGCAACAGCGGCTACAGCATCGCCGGGCTTCCTGTCCTCACGGACGCGAATGTTCCGACCACGCTCAACACCGACCAAGACGCGGTCTACATCGGCAACACGCAGGAACTCCACCTGTGGGAAGAGGGCGATGGCTCTCCGATGATGCTCCGCTTTGAACAGCCGAAGGGTGCGGAACTTGATGTCCAGATGATTGTCTACGGTTACTCGGCCGTGACGGTTCGCCGTTACCCGAAGTCGTGGGCTGAAATCATCGGCACTGGCCTCGCGGCACCGACCTTCTAACTGACTCCCCTTCACGCGGCGGCCTCACCTAACGATGGTGGGGTCGCCGCGCTGGGATAGTCTTTCTTGGTCGGAGGTATTTATGGATAAGCGAGCCGCACTCATTCACACGCTGAAGCAGGAACGCGCCGCGTATTTGGCTCGCGGTCTCCACAATCGTGTCGCCGCAGTTGATGAAGTGCTGGCGACTATGGGTGAGCGTGAACTCGCCGCAGTTGAACCTGAAGTTGAGAAGGCGACAGCCACGAAAGGCAAGCGGCGCAAGAAGATTGAGAGCCGTTGATGGCTATCGCTAACGGCTACTGTACGCTCGCTGAACTCAAGGCCGCGTTGCGGATTACCGATAACACGGATAACACGCTTCTTGAGAACTGTATTGAGGCCGCGTCTCGTCGTATTGACGGTTACTGCGGTAGGTACTTCTACACGCAGAACGCGACCGTGAAGATGTTCGCTCGTGACGATATGACGGTGTTCTTGCGTGATGACCTCGTTTCAATCACGACGCTCAGCACCGATGATGACGGTGACGGAACCTTTGAGACTGTCTGGACAGCGAATACGGATTACGCGATTGAGCCGTATGACGCGAACCTTCTCGGTATCCCATACTTCCGTATCACGGCTGTGGGCGGTAAGACCTTCCCGATGTTCACCGTTCCGCCTCTCCCCGGTGTTCAGGTGGCTGGCGTGTGGGGTTACCCTGCGTTGCCTGACGATGTGCGTGAGGCTTGCGTCTTGCTGTCTATGCGCGGCTTCGCAAGATACAACGCGGCGCTAGGCGTAGTCGGGTTCGGTGATATGGCGCTTCAGGTGCGAGCCGTAGACCCTGATGTGCGCGACTTCTTGAATCAGTACCGCAAGATGGGTATCGCCTGATGGCGGCTACCGCTTCGCAGGTCTTGACCGGGTTGAAGAACAGGCTCGCGACAATCAGCGGCCTGCGAACCTTCAACTATCAGCCTGCGAATGTGCTTCCGCCTCTCGCGTACCCTGTGATTACGCAGGTGAACTATCACCGGGCTTTCGCTGGCGGCCTAGTGGTCTATGACTGCGTCGTGTATGTGATTGTGGGTAGGTGGACTGATGACCGCGCCAATGCGGAGATTGACGACTATCTGGCGTTCTCCGGGGCGAAGTCGCTTCGTGCCGCTATTGAGGCGGATGAGACGCTCGGTGGGGTGGCTCAGAGCCTTACGGTTGCTTCCTCTACAGATATCACGGCACTTCAGCAGGGTGATGCGGAGTTTCTACAAATCGCGACACAAGTGACTGTGAACGGCTAGTATGTCGGATATGAAACAGTTCAAAGTCGTTTCTTCGCGTCTTGCGAATCACCCG